GGGCGTGTAGGAGGTCGCGAGGTAATTAGTCTCGGGATTGGCGCCGGCGCGGTCGAGCAGGACCTTCTGGCCCGGCTGCAGCGTGGCCGGTGCCGCACTGAGAGTGATTGAGGTCGAGTTTGCCGCAGAGGCCGCCGCGAGCGTGCCCGCACCCAGGCCCTTCGCGTTCAAGTTGCGGCCGCGGTCGAATTGATTGCCGGCCAGCACGCTGCCATTGGCGAGCGGATTGCCGTTCCATTCGTATTCCGCCGCGATCGCCGTGCCGGTGCCGCTCGCCCCGTCGAGCTCGCCCGCCGCCGAGCGCTCGCCCTCCCAGCCGCCGCTTCCGCTGTTAAGCGCGCTGTTGAGCAGGTAGGTCGCGCCCGCCGCCAGGCCCAATCCCAGCGAGCCGTCCGGGATAGTCGCGTCGCGCGCCTGGTTGAGCGCGGCGCTCGCCACCACCGCCCCGCTGGCATGCGCGAATTTGAAGCCGCCGCCCGTTCCGGTGCCCTGGATCGTGACGACATTGGTCGTATAGTTGACCGCCGTCGCGACCACCACTTCCTGGTTGCCGGTGCCCGGCTCCAGAGCCAGTTCGGAGCCCGGCTGAATCCAAGCGCTGGCACCCCGATTGGTGAATTTGGTCGCTGCCAGCGTGGCCGTCGTCGCCCCCGCCACGACCGCGGCGCTGAGCGTGGTCGAGATCGGCGAAACCAGCTGCTGGGTGCCACTGGCAACGCCGAGATGGGCAATATTGTCGGCGCTGGTCTGCCGCTGGCGGTTCGCCAGCCCGGCGGCATCCAATAGCTGCGCGACGCCGGCGGTGAGCAGGGCGCCGCCGGCGGCCGGCAGCGCCTGGAAATCCGTGTTATGGAAGGTGCCGGCCGATACGCTCGTCGTGCCGGTAGCGCCATCGACGATCTTGCTGTGCAGGCCGCCCTGGTCGACGTTCGCCTGGTTGGAGGTGACCGGGTCGGTGACTACCGACCCGACCTTTAGTATTGATGGCCCTGTTCCCACCCCGCAGCCTCCTCCCTGTCATTCCCGCGCGCCTCTGGGTTGTGTCACCCTCGCGCGCGTGGCCTCATCCTCCTGTCATTCCCGCGCGTCTGCTTTATCTGGCGCGCGAGGAATCCCGGAATCCGGGACCCTTCGCGCGGCAGCCACGCGCGAGGGTGACACGACAGACACTCAACCTGATCCACCAGCCTCCTCATTGACAGGCAGGGACGCCTGTCCCACTAATTCTAAAGCTTCCTGATGTCGATCTCGGTGCCGTAGCCGCCCGCCCGCTCCAAACGATGCTTGCTCGACTCGATATGATAGGTGCCGTCCAGGAGCCCGAAGCCCTGTACCTGGACGTTGTTGCTGGCGACCAGCCTGGTGGTCCCCTCCAGTTCCAGCCGGCCGGTGACCTGCAGCATGTTGGCGTCATGCAGGCGGCTCTGCGCCTTCAGCAGCGCCTGCTGCGCATTCTCGCATCGCTCGACCACATAGAGGGTGTCGCCGGTCGGCGCATTCGGGTCCTGCGCGGTCTGGCTAATCAAGCTCTTGGTGGCGGGATTCTGGTAGCTCACCGTCGCGGCCTTGTAGATGCGCCGCGTCCGGGTCTTGAACTCGAAGCTCTTGACCTGGGTGCGCACGAGCGCCACCACGCTCGCCGCCTGCTCCAGTTGCGTGCGCGCATGGAAAATCAGCCGCGTCCCCCGGATCGAAAAATCATAGTTGTGCGCGCGCGCCAGGCGCCTGAGAAAAGCGAGGTCGGTCTCATGGCGCTGCGTCACCCGCGCGAAGCTGACGTTTACTCCCTGCGGCGCGCCGACCAGCGTGAGCCCGTGCCGCGCCGCCACCGTCCCCGCGATTCCGACCAGCGTCTGCGTTTCATAGCCGGCGCTCTGCGGCGTGCGAAGCGACGGCGTGATGCCGGCCGCGATGCACTTCAGGTGAAAAGTGTCCGGCGGCCCCTTTAGTTCGAGCTCATCGACCTCGAAGCGCCCGCAGGGCAGGAGTTGTTCGCCGTCATAGCCGATGAGCAAGGTCACGAGGTCGCCGCGCTGCGGAAACCACGGCCGCTGCCAGCGCCGGTCGCGGTCTTCCAGGGTGACTTCGACTTCGTCGCTGAAATGCGCGAGGTGGTCGCTGTAGCTGATTTCCAGCACCATCGCCGACACATCCGTCGACCTAGGGCCTGCCGCATAAGTCAGCACCCAGGTGGGGTGGCGCACTGGATATGCGAGCGCACCAGCCACTTCATCGCTTCCAGGGCGGCAAATCCGCCGGATCGATCGCTGCCTGGCTCACCGCCAGTAACGGGATGCCGATGCTCAGGCCGGCTTCGAAGACCGCTTCGATCGGAACCTGCGGGTTGGTCTGGATAATCGGCCCGTACAGGCTCGCATCGCCGTAGTAGCGCCAGGCAAGGGTGTCCCAGCGCTCGCCTGCCTGGGTGATATGCGGAATAAACTGCGCGCTCATACGGCTCTCACGATGCTGGCGGGCGCCACCGTCGTGAAACTCTGCGCCGGGGGCTGCGGCGTCGTGCCCTGCTGCGCGAGCCCGCTCATCCCCGGCTGCGCATACGGCGCCCGGCTGTAAGTCACCCCTGGCCCGGTCCCTGCCTGGCGGAGCCGCACGATCTCGGAGACCGGCAACAGGTTATGCGGCCCGATCGGCTGCTGCGACTCATAGGGCGTCGCGCTGCTGGACAGCGGCGCGGGCGAGGACGAAGCCGCGGATGGCGGGCTGGCAGGCGACGCGGGGGAAGCCACCAGGCCCGGCGGCGCCGGCCGCCGGGGAGCGCGCAGCGGATCGAACTCCGCTCCCGGAACCCATTCGCGCAGTTCCAGCCGCGCCGTAACAGCGATGTAGCTGCCGTCGCCGGCGAGCTGCTGATGGGTCTCTTCGAGGCTCTCGATGACGAAATAGCCGCGGTGAATGCCGTTGGCGAAGACCAGGGCGCGCGCCTGGTGGTCCTGGGCGGCCGCCCTGAGCGCGTCCAGCTCGCGCTTGGGATTAGTGAACGCGACGTGAAAACCGAGCTCCAGCGAAATCTTCTGCAGCTCCTGGGCGAGCCATTGCAGCCGCGGCCGCGCCTCCACCACCTTGTGCTCGGCATAGGAGTAGGCCGAGCTGAGGCGCATCGCCTCGGGCGAAGTCAGGGTCTCGAAGGTAATCTCTCCCAATGCCGCAAACATTTTGTCAATCTCTCTCCCCTGTAGCTGGCAGCCTTGGCCCTTCAGCCGTCAGCCAGATTTCTGAATCTCTCAACCTTCGGCTGACCGCTAATTGCCGACACCTGAACGTTTTCTTCGTCGCTGGGCGGCTGCCGCCGGCGCCAATCGAGCAACCCACGCCGAATGAAGTCCGAATCCAATCGGAGACATTCACAGGTCTGCACAAAGGAAAAGAATGGCGGATTATAGTACTGGCCGAAAATCCAAAAATCGGCGCGGCCGTACAGCCGTGCCCGTTCGCCCGACGTATAACCGCAGTTGCTTTGCCAGCACACGATCGCATCCAGCAGTATTGCCCACAGTAGCCGCCGCTCCCCATCGCCAGCAGCTTTCATCATGCGAACGCCTGTCATAGGCTTTGAGTACGAACCACGCCCGGCGGCCCTCTTAGATCACCCCGATATTCGCCCGGAAGTTGGCGAGCTGGTCCACCCCGTTGATGATGTACATGTTCGCGAGCACGTCGTAGAGGAGGTACTGCACGCCGCTCACGTAATACTCACAATGGTAAACGACCAAAGTGGTGGGGAAGTCCACTTGCTCGTGCTGCTTGAAATTCAAGGGACCGCCGTCCTTGAACTGGGCGGTCATCAAGCCCACGAACGGCAACTCCGCGATCCGCCCCTGCGAGGTGTACTGCTCGATCGAAGCGCGGACCTGGAACTGATGCGACTGAAAGATGCTGAAGCTCTGCAGCACTTCGGTGTAGATCGATGACCATTTGATCTTGGCTTCGAGCTTATCGACCCCGGCCGGAAACTCGGCGGTGCCGAACATGCCGAGCCCCTTGTGGTCCACCATCTTGGCCTTGGGCCAGGCCAGCTCAACCTCCTCCGCCCGCCCCAGGAGCGAGACGCCGTCGAGGTAGATATTGGCATTGGCGACGCGGTTGACATTCAGTAATGGCATGGTTGTCTCCTTGGCCTTACCTTTCTGTCATTCCCGCGCGTCTGCTTTGTCTGGCGCGCGAGGAATCCCGGAACCGAGACCCTTCGCGCAGCGGCCACGCGCGAGGGTGACACAACCCGACAGACGCGCGAGGATGACATGCCAAGCAATCGAGCAAGAGCGAAATTGTCACTATGGTGTCTCCGTCCTTATACCGTTGCCTGCGCCGACGGGCTCAAGCCGCCGGCACTGGTGCTGCCGCTGAGCTGGCTCAAGAGCGTGGTGTCAATGAAAACGTTGAAAGTCAGCCGCTCCAACGGCGGCGGCGGCATCACGTCGATATCGAACACCAACTGCCCGGCCGCCACCTGCGCCGTCGGGTTCTCCACCGGATTGTACGAAGCGGAGCCCGCCTCCAGCGCGCCGCGCTGAATCAACACGCGGATAAAGGCATTGACGGTCGCCAGGATCGCCGAGATGAGGGCGTTGGAGATCGGTTGGTCGAGGAACTGCATCATCGCCAGCATCACCGACTGCTCGATGACGTCCATCGTGCGACGCACCGGGATAAACACATCCGCGGTGGAGAAAGTGGGGTAGCCGGCGCTGCGATTGCCCCAGACCCGGAGCCCGGTGCCGAAGGCCTGGAAGGCTGTGACGATGCCCTGGGCATTGAGGTTGTTGGTGTCCGAGGCCGCATCCATGAAGGACACATACAGCGAGACGTCCGGGGCCAGCGGGCCGGTCACCTGATGATTGCTCGGCGACCACCAGTAACCCTGCGCCAGGTCGGTGGCCGAGACCACGCCGGCCACCCAGGGCGAATAGGGTCCCGCATGGGTGGTATTGGCGGGGTTCTGCACCGCGGTCCCGGCGCCGGAGAGCGAAATGCCGGTCGGATTGATGCCGGTATCGACGAACAGGTCCTGGGGGCCGCACAGGATGGCACGCTTGTCGGAGGTGTTCCAGGCATTGCCGGCCGCGCCCCGATTCGCGATCAGCGTCGCCGGCGAGCTGGCCGGCGGACAATCGAGGAAGTATACCGCCCGCATGGCCGCCGCCACCGTTGCCAGCCCGGATGCTGCGGTGGCGTCCTGCGAGCCCACGCTCTGCCAGCCCACTGCAGCGCCGAAGGACGGCGCGATCAGGAGCTTGGGGAAGAAGCCGAGCTGCTGATAGCTGAGCTTCCATGCCTGCATGCCGGTATAGACGTTGCCGGTCACTGCGCCCACGAGATCGGCGTCGCCGAGCTTCGAGGGGTCGGCGTAGGTCGCGGTGACCTTGACCGCTTGACCCGCAGTTAGCAAGCCGCCGCCCTTGGCGGTGAGGGTGCCGTTGACCTTATCGGCGCTGAAGTCGGCGCCCTCGACGTAAGTCACGGTCGCGGCGCTGTTGGTCAGCTTGAGCGCCGAGATTCCGATGTGGCCCAGGTTGAGCACCTGGTTGCCGGTGGCGGGAAAGGTGAAGGTCTGGGCGGTGATGGACGACGAATGCTTGGTCTGGTCGAAGACGTTCACCACGATCGCCTGGCCGGCGCCCTGGGCGAATACTTCGTTGAGCGCGTAAGGGACTGTGTAGCCTTGGATGAGCGGCCCGAACACGCCCGCCTGCCCCGGCGTATTCGAGTTCGGATTGGAGCCGGAAATCAGCACCGGGGTCTGCAGGTTCGGAATCGGCCCGAGCTGAGTAAGTGTCCAGGTGACCGTGCCGGTCGAGACACCGAGCGAATCCGCGCTGGTGGCGTTGAGCGCGGTCGCCCAGACCGGCGCCGCGGTGTTGGTCACTGCGGCCCGTCCAATCGCCACCAAGGTCCAGGTAACGGTGGCGTCGGTGGTGGTGGCGCCCAGCGTCGTCGCCCAGACCGGTGCGGCCGCCCCCGAGGTTCCGCCGGTGGTCACGCGCTGGGTATTGCCGTTCGCATCGACGATGAGCGCGCCCTGGGCGTACGCGGTCGAGGCAGCCCAGGAGTTGAGCGTAATCGCGGTGGCGCTCTGGATATTGCCGTTGGCGTCGACGCACTGCTGGCCCGCGCTGGCGCCGAGCGCGATCAACGTCCATACCACGGTGCCGTCGTTGGTGGTGCCGTTAAGGGTGCGCGACCAGGTGGGCGCGCCGGTGCCGGTGGTGCCGGCGGTGGTGCATTTCTGGGTATTGCCGTTCGCATCGACGAGCAGGTTGCCGACGCTCTGGGCGGTCGAAGCGGACCATTGCGGTGCCGCCTGCACCAGCCAGGAAGGATCCCACAGCGGCAAGGCGCCTGAAACCGCAAACAGCGGCGCCGAGCCCACCAGCCCGATCACGGCCGAGTTGACCACATTGATCGGCACCGGTCCCAGGTTGAACTCGAAGACCTCTACTCCGTGCAGGAAACTCGCTGGCATTTAGACTTCCCTCTCTCCTTTCTGGCCCGGATCCGGCTCCTCCGCTGTGGCTACATGCGCAACATGAGCGAGGCGTCTGGCTACTGTCATTCTCGCGCGTGGCCGCCGCGCGAAGAATCCCGGTCTTTTCGCCCGCCGTGGCAGCGCATTTGCGGGATTCCTCGCGCGCGCCGGACACGCGCGCGGGAATGACAGCAGGTGCTGCGCTGAGCGCATGAATCGTGCTGCCAGTGGTCCCGCTATCGACAATTGCGACCAAGTCACTTGGGTGTCACGCGTGTAACTCTTGGTTTGCGATGCATGCGAGCCGCAGCGCGAGGGGGTCGCAGTCGCGAAGGTCAACCGCGTGTGGCCACTTTTCGAGCGCGGGATAGCGCAGAAAAATGAGCACGCCTTGGGAGCACACGAGGCTCCATTTAATCGGGTTTTCGATACGCCGGCCGGTTGCGTCCTCGACGATGGCCTCGGCGAGGAAGCCAAAGAGGTTGGGCCAGCCGTATTTGTCCTTGGCGAAGGCGGCGAGGTAGTCGTCGATGGCAGTCGAGATTTGATTTTCGGTGCGGTTGATTCGCCACACCTCAAGCTGCACGCCGTCGTACTTGCCGCACGGATTGATGGCCGCTACCGAATCCTCCTTCAAATCCAGCCAAGCCTCGATGACGTAGTCGTGATAGCCGACGATGAAGGCGTGGCTGGGGACGAAGAAGCCGAAAACCGGCAGGTGAATTTCGCGCTCCGCCGCTGCAATCAGGTCACTTAAAATCCCCGGCGCTCGCGAGAGTCCGATGTCGCCAGGTTGCCGGTCCTTCCACTCAATCCGTTTCATTGGTTGCCTGCGCGCAGGAGGGTGTGCAATACCAAATCCATCCGTCTAGCCACCGCGGTATGAGGGTTGGTCGCTTGCATCTCGGGCAAGGTCGCGTCACTTGCTCTTCCGGCCTCTGTGGGTTCTCACTCATCTCATTCCACCTCCTGTCATTCCCGCGCGTCTGCTTTGTCTGGCGCGCGAGGAATCCCGGAATCCGGGACCCTTCGCGCCCTTACGAGGGCAGGCTCCGCCACGCGCGAGGGTGACACAACAGAAACTCAAGCTGACCCATCGGGATGCGCCCAGAGCTTCATTCCCCCTCCTCCATCGCGATGCGCTGAGCCGCCGCAGCATAATCGACCACCAATCTATCCGACGCGGGCAGCGTTGCGGCCGCGCCCGGCTGAATCGCCTTCCATCCAGTGGAGTAAGCTTTGCGCCAGGCCTCGCCGTCGGCGGTGACCGCAGGGCCGAGGTAGATCTGGTCGGTGACCAGGTCGGTCGCGGGCAGAAAGCGATAGGGCTGCACGCTGAGCCATATCGGCTTGTTCATCGCCGGGACCTGGTAAAGGTCGCCGCCCTGCGAATACAGCACAGAGGCCAGCGGCTCCCCCTGCACCTCCTCCGGCCGTTGCCTCTCCGCCGCTTCCTCTGCCGGCCTCTGTGGGTTCTCACTCATCTCATTCCACCTCGATTGCCTTACCGTCCTGTCATTCCCGCGCGTCTGCCTTGTCCGGCGCGCGAGGAATCCCGGAATCCGGGACCCTTCGCGCCCTTACGGGGGCAGGCTCTGCCACGCGCGAGGGTTGACACGACAGAAACTCAAGCTGACCCATCGGCATCTTAAAAATCAGCGGCTGTAAGACCGACCAGCCGCCGCAGCATAATCGACCACCAAGCTATCCGACGCGGGCAGCGTTGCGATGGCGCCGGGCAGAATGACCTTCCACCCAGTGGAGTAAGCTTTGCGCCAGGCCGTGCCATCGGCGGTCACCGCAAGCCCGAGGTAGATGTGGTCCGCGGCGAGGCCCGCCGGGCGCAGCGAATAGGCCCCCTGCACACCGGCGGTGACCGGAGGCCCGAAGGAGTTCGCGACGCCCGGCCCGAGCAGCAGCGGATAGGCCTGCACGCTGAGCCATATCGGCATGTTCATCGCCGGCACCTGGTAAAGGTCGCCGCCCTGCGAAAAGAGCACAGAGGCCAGCGGCTCGCCCTGCACCTCCTCCGTCATCATCTCCTCCTCTACCGGCCTCTGTGGGTTCTCACTCATCTCATTCCACCTCGATTGCCTTACCGTCCTGTCATTCCCGCGCGTCTGCTTTGTCTGGCGCGCGAGGAATCCCGGAATCCGGGACCCTTCGCGCCCTTACGAGGGCAGGCTCCGCCACGCGCGAGGGTGACACGACAGAAACTCAATTGTGCGGGGCGAACGGTACGGTGCCGCCGCTCGCCAGCGCTGTCACCACCTCCGCGTACGAATACGTCACCCGCACCGTCGCCGCGGCCGCAATGGCGCCCGTGGCGAGCCGCGTGATAATGCCGTTGACGGTGTCGAGCGAATAATCGGTGTTGAGCACGTAGGTCTGCGCGCCATTCTGGCTCTGCACCACGACCTGGCTGATATTGCCGTGGGCGAGCATTATGGCGCCGGGGGTGCCGCTGAAGGTCACCTGCGCCATCGGCACCGCGGCGACCGTGATATTGCCCTCTTCCTGCGCCGTGCCGGTGAGGAGCAGCGGGAAGGCCGGCGCCTGGTAGTTCTCCACTGCGATCGTGCGGGTCTCCCAGGTGCTCTCGTAGACCCACACCCCTCCCTGGCGGTCGCGGTCGACGAAGCGCTCGCGCAGCGGGCGCATCTTGCTGCAGCCGGTGCTCGGCTGAAAACCGGTGAGCGCGGCGCGAATCGTTTCCAGCACCTGGTAGGCGCCCGGTGAAGTGCCGCCCGGGGGCCCGCCGTAGGCCCAGCCCAAGTCGCGGATGCGCACGCCGACGGCGAACTCCATCCGCCGCTCCTGGGCGACGTTGCCGATATCCAGCACTTCGCCGAAGTCCGAGCCGCTGTAGATCACGAGCGCCACGCCGATGCGATGGCGCATCTCGTAGGCTTCGGGCTTGTCGGGGAAATGGGCGACTTCGACCATCTGGGTGCCGAGCGCGGTGGCGAGATAGCTCTTGAGCTGCGCCACGATCTGCGATTCGACCGTGGCGATATCGAGTGCGGTCGCGGGACTGAAGGTTTGCCCCGCCCAGGGAGAATCGAGCACCACCACTCAGCCACCTCCTGTCATTCCCGCGCGTCTGCTTTGTCTGGCGCGCGAGGAATCCCGGAATCCGGGACCCTTCGCGCCCTTACGAGGGCAGGCTCCGCCACGCGCGAGGGTGACACAACAGAGCCATCAGCGTCATACCAGCCCAGTGGGCCATACCAGCCAGTCGGCCTGCGGTTTGTCTTTCTTCTCCTGCGGTGCCGGCACGAAACCGTTGCAGAGACAACCCGCCACCAGGCAGATGCCTCGTTTGTCGCCGTGGCCGCTCGCGCTGCCGATCCACTGCAGCCACTTCCGGTCGTGGTCGCGCCAGGCATGCGGCGGATGGCACCGCGCGCACAAGTCGTCATCACCCGGTGTCTGCTTGTTAGGACCCATTAGAATCCTTTCAAGCTGCCCCTGCTGAACACCCGCGGCGGCACCACGCCCGACGGATCGCCGCCCGCCTGCACCATCGTCACCGCCGGCGTGGCCGGGTCGGCCGGCTCCTGGGCATCGGTCGCGAGCCCCAGCGTGCGCCTGCCCTCCGATACTTCCTTGAGGAATGCAATCGCCTTCTCGTAGCGATCCTTGGCATCGGCGAGGTCGTGAATCGGGCGCATCGCCTGCAAATGCCACATCGCGACCTCGCAGCAGAGCCGCACCAGAATCGCGGGCGGATCGGTGAGCGGCAAGGCGAAGCGGGCTTCCA